ATTGTTTAGACCATTTGTGAGATGTGCCATTCGATATTGAGATATAAATTTCTCTGTCTCTTTTGGCGTTAATCCGTTAAAGATAACACTTGCAGCTTTTCGGAACGCCGAGGGTGCTTTAGGCACCCCCGGGAATCCCCAACCACCAAGGGCCTTTGGCCAATTAATTGGTAGTGTAGACTTTCCGTACATTCGAAAAACATCTTTATGGAAAAACTTAAGGACTTCTTGAGTTCTTTGTTTTCTCCATTTAGGTTCAACTGTTGCCCACGCTTCGTTCGCAATGTCCGGTAGTACCTGCCAAATTGGCGACTTGTCATCGTGATTATTACCGTTTCTCTTTGCTAAGGAGAGAGCTGACATCGCAATACGTCGTATTGGATAAGCTCTTCGGTAATAAACTGGAATTCGCTTTAAATGGTATTGTTGTAGAGCAATCTCAACATAATCATATAAGGAACTCGCCGAGGGACCGCCAATGGTACTTCGAACGGGGGATTTAGGCTGGACTGAACTTTCTGGTTCAGCCCCTTGGACCCTTTTGTTGTCATACTCTAACTGCTCGCTGAGGAGAAAGAGTTTTTCAACAAAAATGAATCCATGGGGAGATCGGTAAGTCTTTGAATGATTTACTTTCAGTCCTAAATCGGATTGCAGGATAGTGAGGTAATGGTCAGTTACTGGTTTAGGCCAGGCGGCTGCCATATCATCTCCACACGTGACATAAGGCCTGTTAGCTCCTTTTCTACGACGGTAACGGTTAAACAATGGATCATTGTTTTCCTTACCGTACCTTTTCATGGCTTCATCTGCTGCAAACATATTTAGTAGGGATAAGATCGGCCAAGTTAGTGGTAATCCCATAAGGATTCCACGTTTGGTTGCTTTATTCCGAACTTGTTGCAGTTGATTTATCTTACTGACATCTTCGGCTCCGAATAAAGACTCATCCAATACCATTGGACCGAGTAGTTTATATCCGAGTTTACGATAGTGTGTTGGGAATTCGTCTTTTAAAACGTCCCAGATTCCCTCCCAAACTGCGTATGCAATTTGGTGTGGGATCCAGTCAGAAGCGGCTTTCAGATCTGCACTCACAAATTCTAGATTATGAGAGTAGGCTGAAATGCCGGAAGCGATAGGTAGGGGAACATCTTGTTTCCCTAGTAGAGAGTAGTTAGCTACGGGAATCTGGCGGAGTAAGTTGAGCAAAGGTTTATTCACCCTTTGCCCAGCAACTACATAGGCAGCACTTGATTTGGATGCAAGCCGGTACTTACGACCCCTTTCAGGTAGTAATACTGGTGCCATTCTTGGGAATTCTTGAGTATCTAATAGATTCTTAAGATCATCCTCGGCAATAGCATCTGCAACCATTCTTGTTGCAAATACCTTGTTGTGATCTTCTAGTGTTTCGCTAACTGCAAGTGTTTCACTTTGCATTTGCGTCACTTGATGACTTGATGTTAAGCCTGTTGGTAACATCGAATTCACTAAAGGCATTTGAGGTATACTGTCCCAAAATTCATTTGGTATCACCCATATGTTATTTGGTTCAGCCTCTGCTCTAGACATGTAGTGAGCATAGACTCCTCCGTCTGATCTATTAACTTCCAGAGCAGCAGATGTATTAAGTTGTATTGAGCCCATCATAGAGCCTTTGCTCTTCAGATTATTTGGGTTATCATATACTTTCCTTAATACTCGTGCTGTCCATTTACGCAGAACAGGCAGAATATCTTTGTTGTACGTCTCTTCTACTGGGAGATCATCCCATAGTCGAGAACGCCAAGAAATGTATTCTCTGTCGTAGTCACTTTTCCTTTCAGAAGGTGGTGGGAGGGCTCGACCCATGGAGGCAATTTGCCAACATGCGGAAGGATCCAACTGGTTGGACCAGACGCCACCAAGATGAGTGATAATGGACGGTATATGCCCTGGAAGCTTGGTCTTTGTCTTAGGATTTTCCAGTGATAGCGCTTTACGTTGCAACTCGTCAACCCATTGCTTAATTGCTTTAGTTGTCGCAGCTGGCCCGTTAAAGTAAGCTTGAACTGTAAACCATGCTAAAAGTTTGACCAAACCAATGTATGCCGCTTTATGCGACCCATTGTTTACGTCTAACTTCCAAGTATGTAATCCTAAGTACAGAGACTCCCGTAGGATCTTCCAGTGTTGGGCACATTCGTGCATTTCTGTCTTGGTAATTGTACAGCCACTACGCTGAGCCTTTCGGATAGCGTTAGTGACAGATAACTTTGCTTTCTCTTTACTAAAGGGGTATGTGTTATACCATTCTCCTTTCTGTTCAAAAGAACGATAAAGTAATCGTACAAATTGGTCTAGTG